ACTCAATATACTCATTACGAACTTCCTCTTGTCTACACCCGCGGCTAACTGAACAAGATCAGCAATCCGTTCAAGACGTACTTTTGCAACCTCAAAATCATCTTTAAATTGACTCCTTTTTCCTCTGTAGTCATTCTCGGCGAAATAGACCTGCGCTTCGTCTCCCACAAGAGCACTCTCCGTCTTTCCCCTCATCGGTATATACAGCGCGACGATGAGAGGAAAGACGATAGCGATCTGCTCAGTATTTAACCCTGCTTTATGAAATGATACAATATCATCAGAACCCGGGTTACCAGCCACAGCCGTAATACTATAAATAGCCTCCAAATCCGAAACAGTAGGGGACTGTAACAACAAAATTGTATTCTTGAAATCCTGACACATACTCATTGCCCACGAGTTCGTCCACACATTACTTGCAATAGACCGGAAAGCCGACATCATCTTATTGGGCACCTGCGATCCTCGATAGTTGTTTCTGAGATACTCGAGGAGATGCCCAGTGTTGTTGGCCCCTCTATCGTCGTTGCCCACCCCCAAGACGGGATCTGTTCGGTCATTCCAGACAAGTTTGCTTTGGTTTGTCGCGAGAAGTAAATGAGCTATGGTCGTATACTGTTCGAGTTTCATTCCAATGGCCACCTCGTTATTGGCTTTGAGATTATAATCAATCCAATCCCTCTTAATATTATTGTATGTCGTAACAAGGTCTCCGAGGGATACTGTATTTACGTTGAAGGCGTCCAACCCAGGAAGTTCACCTATTTCGATTAAATTCCGGATCATACGCCCATACGCGTGGTGGACAACAGACGAATAAGTTACGCCGTCCATGACAACATCTTCAACAAACTGAGGCAAAAATGGATCATCTTCTTGAATGTAAATCTTTTCTGCTCGCGCTTCGGGTGTCAACAGTTTCTCGTTTATCTCCCGGGCACTGCGGCCCATCTCTCTTAGTGCTTTATCGGGCGTAAATCGAAGTTTCTCCAGTACATGATCATCCCTATCCCCCTTCATCCCTTTCACATAGAGATCATATAATTGATCTTTATATGTCTGAAGTCTAGGCTCTTTAGCCACTTGTTGTCGTTTAGCCTCATTGTACTCAGAGGCATCTAGATTAGGATACTCGACCTCCAAGATGTAATCAAGAAACACATCAAGCAAGTGGTCTTTGAACAGGTCCAATTCCTGATTCCACAGCTTCTCCCTCATCCTGTATTTGACGATCGGCACAATGAAATTTATATTCAAAAATAAATCATCGTTGAGAGGAAGATCCTTATAACCATACCTCTTCGCAAACCGCTTGAGATCAACATAAGACAAATTGTCGTCTAAAGACGGGTTTCGAGCCACTTCGTCCTCAACCCCCCTGATAACTTGCAACACCTCTGTCCTGGATACTTCTCTATTTTGTTTAGGATCAAACACAACTTGCTGATTCTGTAAACGTACCATGTTGAGAATACCTAGAATTTCTTTATTATCATAAACAAGCTGTTTCCCGCGCGTTTGGTATAGTCTCGCGCGCAAGGGCTCTTGTTGTTTAAATCGTTCTCTTAGACCTCTCAAGATCTCTTGGTTGTAAATGATATTATCCTCCTGTTCCCGGAGGTGGAGCATGTTTGTGAAAGGGGTCGGGGCGAGCATTTCGCTCATCTGTTTCCTATACTTTTCATCTTTGAACATATTCACATACACGTATTGGAGTACTGTCTTCCAGGGACCGTGTTTAAATTTATATTTAGTCGTGGGTACGGCGCGGGACCCTACTGAAAAATCCACGACTGCTTTATTACTCAAAAGCCCAAATGGTTGGGCTTTAGGGCTCGACAACATCAACGTGTTCATTTTGTTCCCTCAAGAAGTTAAATTGATGTTTTCTGATCTGATACAAATTATTTCATTCAAATTATTTCATTAGTAAAATGACTCTTAATCAAGTAATAATAACCAAGGAAAAAGCTTTGAAGAACGGAGACATCCCGTACCGGTATTCACAAACAGATGTTTTCACACAAGAAGGCCGATCTTACTTTCCTTACCCAGACTGGTGGAGAGGAGAATACATGTCAGATAAACCTATCGTAGTAGAACGAGAGGCAGGGTTCCGACCACGTCTTGAACGACAATATTGGAAAGGTACGACTGGTCATGCGTATCCGCAACATTGTTTTAGACCAGGCATTAAAACACGATATCCGTGCTACCCAGAATGCACGTCAGAATATAAACAATACGATCCTACACTCCAAAGAAACAGCAAGATATTCCTATTCAGATAAACAAATAATTTCTATCACCTAACAGGTGATAGAACAATAAATAAAACTAACCACATCCAGATACATTTTTCATATAATTGGATTTGTAAGCTTGGTTATAAGATGAGAATTTTCTCATAGCGTCTGCGTTCTGTTGCATTCCTCTGGCATACGCGTTTACACCGCAATCGGGAAACACAGTTGAACCGAACTGAAGACCGTAGTTGCCTGTAACGTTGTTAACAGCGTTAAGGTCAGATGCTCCTTTCATTTTTGACCATTGCGTCATTGAGTAAGGGGGTGTAGGACCGTAGAACTCACCATCGATACCGCCGCTGCTCAAGTTAACGTACTCAACGTACTGAGGTCGTTGGTAGTTTTCTACGAAGACGCGGTCTTCGGCGCTGTTGCAGCCCGCGTTTTTGGTGTTGAATGAATCCGCGCACGCGGGGCGCCCCGCGCTGTCGTAGCCGTTCCAGATGGGACAGACCATGTTCCCGGGGTTAAGGAACCTGTCGCTCTGGACCTTGGACGCGTATGCGGGGTCGATTTTACATGTACGAATTGATGCACCAAGACTGAGATTTCCTGCCATTTTGACTTGTTTTTATTACATAGATATTAATTACATAGATTAAAACGCTGAACTCTTAATAGATCCAGAACCAAAGCTTAGATAATATTATTTTTTGATTTTACAATAATTTTCCACTCTCGGTTTACGTGGATCAAAAAGTTTATGTCTCTCTGCTCTCCCCAAGAGGGTTTCAAAAATCTTTTGAAACTGTTTACCATGCCCAATCTCGGGGCATAAAGTATGAGCGAGTTCATGAAGCACGACGTATGTAAGCATGTTATCGTCGTATACCTCGCCGTTAGCCTCGGTGCAGAGATATATTTTTTGTTTGTTGATTGTATACGACGCATCCCCTTTCATGATCTTAACGAACTTTAGTTCGGGAAACACGGGCATGAGCTTGTTTTTTAAACGTAACACTGTTGGTTCATTCTCGAGGTAGGCCTCATAATTTGTTTTGAGGAAATACCACACAATCATGAAAAAGATGAATGCTATAATCAGTGTAAATGTTTGCATTTTGTTATATAATTAATAGTTTCCCCATTTCCCTAATCCAGAGGCATAGATCTAAAGACTAACGATATTACTGAAAATGTTATTTACATCTGAATCTGTTTCGGAGGGTCATCCCGATAAAATGTGTGACCAAATAGCCGACGCTATATTAGATGCTCATCTTTCACAAGACCCCGATGCTAAAGTAGCATGTGAGGTGATATGCTGCACAGGCATGGTGATGGTTTTTGGTGAAATCTCAAGTAAAGCGACAATAAATTACCAACAAATCACCAGAGATGTAATTAAAGATATAGGTTATGATGATGCGAAGATGGGGTTTGATTACAACACGTGTTCGGTTATGACCAATCTAGTTGAACAGTCTCGTGAGATAGCAAGTGGTGTTCACGCTGGGAAGGACGAGCTATGTGCGGGGGATCAAGGATTGATGTTTGGGTATGCAACTAACGAAACTGACGAATTGATGCCTATTGGTCTTATTTTCGCTCGCAATATCAACAGTTTGCTTCATAAACTCCGCAGAAACAAGATATACTCATGGATTCGCCCGGATTCTAAATCTCAAGTTACCGTCGAATACGACAAGGATATGAAACCAAAAAAAGTTCATACAGTAGTCGTATCGGTTCAACACGCGCCAAATGTATCTCTAGATGAAATTAGGAAGATTGTTAAAGAAGAAGTGATCCAGAAAGTTATACCCATTGATATGTTTGACGATACCACTATATATCATATTAATCCAGCTGGGTCTTTTATAATGGGAGGTCCTTATTGTGATTCGGGCCTGACAGGGCGCAAAATCATCGTAGATACGTATGGCGGATGGGGTGCTCATGGAGGGGGGTCGTTCAGCGGGAAAGACCCATCCAAGGTTGATAGGAGTGGGGCTTACGCTGCTAGATGGGTTGCGAAGTCGCTGGTGCGTTCCAAACTGTGTGAGAGATGTCTTGTTCAGATCTCTTACGCTATAGGCGTCGCTAAGCCCGTGTCTGTCTCTGTGATGGCATACGGGACCGGCAAGTTGGAAGACCAGGGGCTTGCAGAGATAGTGACTCAGAACTTCGACCTAACGCCTGAAAAAATAATCAAGAACCTTTCTCTAAACAAACCCATTTACAGAGAAACGTCAAAGAATGGTCATTTCGGTCATGAAAAATTCACATGGGAACAATAATTTTATAACCCGGTAGGGTTATAAAAACATAAATATTAAACACATAAAATTTAGCCATTATATGACCATTTAGTTTTACATACAGTGCATTGAGCCATTGTTGTCATAGGTTCATCTGATGCGCGTGTTTGCACGGAAACCGAATACACTTTTGAGCTTCCACATTTTTTGCATTCAACAACCCCTTCCTCTGCCTCGAATGGGTTAAGTATATAATCGTCCTGTTCCTGTTGGATTTTCTTGATGAGCGTGAACGAAGAGTGGTTCCATCCTACTTTCCCAGGTTTGATAACATCTTCGATATATTTTTCTATTAACTGGGGGGCGTTTGTCTCCGATAAGTCCATGTCTCCAAGGTCCGCGTAGACCTGACTCCAAAGCCATTCCTTCTCTTCGTTTATATCTGAACTGATTTGTTCCAGAAAGGTGTTTATAACATTAGTGTAAATCTCCATTGCTTATTTCTTTTAGTATTTAGACATGTCCAAAAATCATTTTACATTTACAAAATGAGTTCTATCTTCTCAGAAAAGGATTCCAATGTTAAGGTTTTGATACCGAAATTCAGAGGCATGTCTTTATATTACAACAACAAATCACAAGAAATAGGGTTCTTGGATACAGACGTGTTCAATGCATACCCCGAGTTAAAAGACGAAATGAATAATGATCTATCACCCCTCGCAGTCAAAGACCTAAATAAAAGACATATCTACTTGATGCTTAAACATTCTAGATGGATCTCGCCTATCCTTCTCAAATGTAGGTAATATAAATCCAACGAGGGGAAGTATATTTAATTTATCCAAAAACAAAGTAAAAAGGACAGATAACTACACCTGAGACAATCTGTTTCATGAAAGAGATTCATTACCCGAAGGTAATGAATGGAGTAAGCTATATGTTAAGTTCTACCAATTAAATCCTTCAAATTCTGTGAATGACTCCTTCTTTGTTTCTAAGTAAAACATAGCTCCGCTTCCGATGGCTCCGATAACGATGGCCGCGATTCCTGAATACAGCATCCACGAAGTTCTTTCAATTTCCTTGAACCCGCTTGAGTTAATAACGGCCGGGGAGTCGGGTACGAGTCCTGGTCCTTTTAGTTTTTGTTCCTGTACCCATCCGTTCTGCGCGTCGTACCTGAAGAGATACAGGTATGCTGGGTTGTGTTGGTTCGCGTAAATATATACGTCATTCGCAACAGGAGAGTCCAATATATCCATGTTGTACAGACTCCCCTCTTGTTGCGCGATTGAAGGATTAATGTACCCCCACGTCAATCGGTTGAATGAGTTTGTCGTAACAGCCCCTCTTGGTTGCCATTGGATAACTTTCTGATACCACTCCCCGGTCTGTGTGTTGAGGTAGACATCTCCTTTCTTGGCCACGCCTTCTACCTCGAGTGTCGGGTCTGAATTGGGGTCGAGGTCTCCTTGGAAGAACATGGGATAGCGTAGGATTCTGACGTTATCGGACTTGATTGCCGTTTTACATTTATCAGAGACGTTTGAATAAAATTTAGTGATTGGGTCTGTAAGCACATTGTATGTTCCGTTCTGCGCGATTTCGATACCCTTCCAATCAAAAGCTTTGCAGGTATCGTCCGATTTGCATGCGTTGGAAGCCTCTACTGTGTTAGCATATGCCTCGGGAGGGGCTTTCTCCCCAGAAGCCGCGCAGATAGGGGTGTTTTCGATGAACGAAGAGAAGCCAACCATCTTCATAATTTCTTTACCTCTAACATAATATAATACGATTAAGATAATTCCAGCTACGAGGATGATCGGAAAGATGAACTTGAGGAATATCTTTCCTCCGATCACCCCCCCTACAACGGGTATGCCTATGAATGCAGCAAGCATCGCAACCAGCACCCACCCCGACAGTCCTTCGGATTTAGCCGACGCTGTTTGAGACAGTTTTGACGAAAGATCTTGAAATAATTTATTGTTGGAGGCGGCCTGCTCTGTGCAGTTTTGGAGCATGCTGTAAACTTGGTCAAATACGTTATCCTGGATATAGACATTTCCCGAGACGCGTTTAACTATAATGGATTGGTGCTGTTTACTGAACGCCTTACATGTTTGGCTTATAGTGGTGAGTAAATTAATAGTTCCTTCCATGAGCAGATTCATTGTGTTTTGCGCGTCTGAGAATTGCCCCAGGTTGAGCCCCGACGTGACGCTCTTGGCCTCCTGTGCCAGTTCCTGCATGATAGACTGCTGCGCCTCTTCTGTCGACAGCGCGTCCAGGAGCGCGTGCATGTTGATGTTGGCGCGCTGCGTGAAGGTGTTTCCCGAGATGTGCACATCCCCGTGCACGTCGCGCACGCTGATGACCTGAGCCATGTCCTGAGACAGTTGCGTGTTTTGAATTATATTGGAAGAGACCTTGGCTACCGCTTTGGTCACTGCGTTTGAAACGTTTTTGGATACTGAAGCTCCCATTTATCTATTGAAAACTATAAAAAATCAGTTTAATCTGAGATAAAGCCATTTATAAAAATTATACTTAGCCTCGATTAACTTCGGGGTCGGGGCATCTCCATCATGGTCTTTCACGTACTCTACGTCTGAAAGGGAGGGGCGATCCTCGATGCATCTCATCTTGAAACACACCGAGCATGTCTGATCATCCAGCACATTGCTGTCTGAATCCGCAATCTGCTGCTCCTTTCGGCCCCCTTTCTTCACGCGGTAGCGGTGCGAGCACGGGAGATGCACCGCAAACACGTCTCCTAGCCGGTACCGGGCATGGAGCTCCTTCTCTAGATATTCTAATTCAACAGACCCATAAGATCTCTTTAGCATAAACATGGTTGGTATTTTAGTAGTAGACAAGATATTAATTTTACTCTAAGAAACAAGTCTTTTTAATAATAATAAATGAGTGTAGATTTATATATACGCGACTTGCGATGTAAGAAATTGTATTACCTCGCTGTGGTTTTGGGGAGGGAGTTGTTAGGTATTTACCCGGATTCTAATGTCATCAAAGAGGAAATGGCACTGTCTCAGTATTGGATGGATTCTGACGATATTGAAAACAAATACGCAGGCAATAGGCTCTTAAACGAAATAGAGGAAAGTAGACACGGAGATGAAGATATTTTTAAGAGAGTGATGTTTAATAAGAAGTTCTTCATGCAAACAATGGATAAACATGAGGAAGCGCGGGAATACAAACCGTATGATGTGGTTCCATACAAATTGCCCATGGTCACGTTCTCGATTACTACATGTCGTCGGATAGATTTGTTTATAAGAACAATGACCGGGTTCTTGGAAAACTGTTTAGATAGACATCTCATCTACAGGTGGATATGTGTAGACGATAACTCAAGCGAAGAAGACCGCAAGATCATGAAAGAAAAATTCCCGTTCTTCGAGTTTGTGTGGAAGACACCCGAAGAGAAGGGCCACCCAGAGAGCATGCAGATCATCACCAATATGGTAACCACTCCTTATCTTATTCACGTCGAAGATGATCGTATGTTGCTCGATAAGCGTCATTATATCAAAGACATGATTGATATTTTCGATAATGATAAATCAATTGGTCAAGTTGCGTTCAATCACAACTACGCGGAAACTGTAAACGACGACATCAAAGGAGGAGATCTGAAGAAAACAAATAACAATGTGTTTTACTACGAACACGAATATTGTCCCACTGACGCCGATAAAACAAGATTTTATAATAAACACGGCCGGTGTGCAACATGTAACTACTATCCTCATTTCACGCTCTCGCCAAGCATGATCAGAACTAACGTGTTTAATAAAGTGGTATTTAACAAGGAGAAGTCCTTTGAGTTCAATTTCGGCATACGGTACGTTTCGAGCGGCTTCAAGACGTGTTTTCTTCCCGGGTTCCACATCAAACACATAGGGAGATTGACAAGTGAGATGAACGACTTCAATAAATACAACGCCTACGACCTCCTCGATACGGAGCAGTTCCAAGAGAAGACAAAATACAAGTCCTTCGTCATCAACCTAGACAGACGCTCTGATCGCATGAAGTCTATAGAGGATCAGAGAGACAATCTGCCTCCCGATCTGGAGAGGGTTCGCGCGTGCGACGGGAAGGAGTTAATCCTGAACCCTAGACTAAGGGCGCTCTGTAAATATAATAACTTTAGCATGAGACCTGGGGTCATTGGGTGTGCACTATCCCACTTGAAATTATATGAAAGATTACTGTACCATGAAAAGGACCCCATCGATGGATATGTTATTTTCGAAGATGATGTTATTGCAGATGAAAACTTCTGCAAACAAATGAAACGGACACTGACTATCCTCGAAAATAGAGGAGAGAAGCCTGATATTATATTTTTCACTACTGTCCCGAGGTTCTTCGATAAACATCATTTCTCGGTGAAGGGAATCGTAAGAAAACACACGATCGGTGAAATCTCGGAAGATAGCGTCGGAGGAACCGGGTGTTATTACATCTCCAAAAATGGTGCGGAACAGGTCTTACAACAGATTGAAAAACACACACTAAATGTGGCCATTGATATAGTATTATTTAACTTAGCTCCTAAATTAAGCATCTTCTTCGTCCAACCCCCCATAATCACACAATATGAAGTAAACGCTGTGTCGGACGTCCAGGACGACTGGGCGTCGTTGTCCCCTCTATATAAAGAGGTTCTAGATGACGATATAGCCAAACACGTTATTTATAACGATAAAGGTGTGATGGATTTGTTTGAAAACATTGAATGGAGCACAGACTCGGGGGAGGAACACAACAGGACGTTGGTGGTGAAATGAATAAATAAATTGAATAAATCGTGATTTCGAACATACTTAAATTTAAACATGAATATGAATCCGAATCCGAATCAGGTATTGGACAAACTCGTCAGTTACATAGAAGAGGTGTTATGTCTCGATGACTACACTTCAACGACGTGTATCGAAGATGCTAGTAAACTCAAACAAATCGTGATCACGATTCTAAAAAACTGTCAACTTCACCCATTACTTGTTCTGTTTGGTCATAGCGTGTCGTGTGTTGATGTGAACTGTACCTCCACGTGTCGCATGTTTAGGCGTATTCGCAGCCACGCCCAATACGGGGTGGGTTCTCATATCGATGCAACCAACGACGACAAACACGTGTGCGGTATAACTCATGTATACAGCCAGCTACTGCGCATGCACGTAGACACGTGCGTAATGACCTTCTGTGGAATGCACAGTTGTAAGGACTTGAAGAAAATGAGAGAGGACAAGGGGTACCAGGTCTTACCAATTACATATGCTCAGAAAGAATTGACTCTCAAAACCAACATATCCATGATCCCAATAGATTTAGTTAACGAGATCAATAACTTGACTTTATAAAAAATAGGAATCTATATCCCTAGGGATATAGAAAAGAAATTAACAAATTACAAATTCAAATTCAAATTAGAAACATTTTCTAACCATGAAGTAAATTTATCAATATCATTGTTCATGAAAGGGATGTCGTCTTCAGGATTTGTTTTAATCTTCGCCATATTGATATGAGCAATTAATTTGTAATGAGTAACCAACTTTAACCGTAAATTCGAAAACACATCCAATACACTAAACGTAGTCTCTTCGTCGATAGCAATTGCCATTGCCATGTTCCTGCCCTCGAAATTAAAGTTACTTGGATATAACTCCGAGATTGTCTCAATCAACAGTTCGTAAAAACGACTCACATCTAAATTTACTAGACTGCTGTTATCTGTTAAACTCCTGATATCCTCGATTTTCATGTAGCTGTCGCGTCTCTTGCCTACATTTAATTTACGGCTCTTCAATGCATGACAAGAACACATTGGCGTAGATTCGCCAATCTCTTTATCGAGCAATTCAGCCTCATACAAAGATAAACCAGAACTTACAGGCCCATTAGGATATGAAGTAGATGTACTAAAATTAAACCACAACATAACCACTTTATTAACCATTTATTAACACCATGTTATCTTTAAACCAAGATATCTAGGTAACACACTCAGGATTTCCAGTTATGGTTATATTTGTCTAAAATTGTGTAAAATCTTGAAAGAAAAATATTTTCTCATGATTTTTAAATTTCCAGACTAGGAAATATCTAGTGAGTGTAACACACTTAGGATTTATCACTCATATTTGGTTTGTAGACTGAAATTTTTATTATAATGACGACAACAAAATGGCTGACCGAATTACAAACCTGCCATCATCTCAAGAACAACCACCTTCTGATATTGATGTCAATGTTATGAAAGAAGTTTTTGGAGATGGAGTGGCTGTAGCAAAGTCTCTGGAACTGAAGAAAATCATCATACCTGCTATCGTATTTATCATTCTCAGTTTACCTATGATTGATAACCTTCTTAAAAATGTTGTTCCGGACTCAGAGATGGTACTTATGTTCGTAAAAACACTTATCTTTCTGATAGTATTAGTCGTACTTCAGCTTATCAGTACCAGTTGAATGGTATAAAAAAATTAGTAAACGAAGCGCTAAAGAAACACATGTATAAATAAAATGTTCTTAACACCAAATGATTTTACAGTTCGGAGCGGAGAGCTGTTTAGAGTAAATAACCAAGGATATTCATTTGTCTTTTATTTCACAACAGATTGTAAATGGTGCGATGACGTCAAACCGGCGTTCAACTATCTCTCTAAGATGATTAGAGGTGTCAACTTCGCGTACATGGACGCGAAACAAAACAACTGGCAAGTGGTAAAAATGTCAGAGCAAACCAGGATGCCCATCACTTATGTCCCGCTGCTACTACTGTTTGGCAATGGAAAACCTATCGGTCAGTACTTCCCTGATGAAGATAACCCCCAAAACAATATCCCAAAAATGCAAAACTTCATTATCTCAAACACAAGACAACAAAACAACCAACAAGTTCAATCCGCTTCAGGAAGTAGTAACGCACCTCAGAAAGAAGAAGGACCCGAAATCCCTCCATACTCGATCGGAATCCCAGGAAACCTGGCATCCCGAAAAGTGTGTAAACTGTTCGATAGTGCATATAACAAATAATAACAAACGATTAAACTTTTATATCCTTTCAGGATATAAATCACTATTGATTTTTAAGTTGTTTTATTTCTATCTGTTGATGATAAGAATGAATCACGATCTTTTTGCATTTGTTGAGCAACGGTCGACACGTCGATTTTGTTCATACCTGTTGGGGTGTCTTTCGGAACGTCTTTTTGTGGTGCATGTTGTGTTTCTTCGTTAATAAGAGTGACAGGATCCAATGCTGAGATTTGTGTTTTCCCTCCTCGTTTTAACGGTTGGTCTGTGGGATTTGGGTTTTGGGGCCATTCGTAATGTAATGCTTTCATTACTTGATCTATCCACATATAGATGTAATCTTTTTCTAATTTCTGTTTGGATTTGTTGTAATATTCAATCAAGAGCGTTGGAACGTATTCAATCCCTTGTGTTTGGAGGATTGTTTTGAATTTGTTGTTATCTATGCATATCATAGTCAGCCCGGTTACTGTTGGGAAATCCAGTGGCAATTCCTTGATATACGCCAGTAGATCAATTGACGCTTGTGAGTAATTTGAGTACAGGAGTACGCAATATTTTCGATCCATTTTATAGATTAAATATTTGCCTTAAATGCCATCCCTCTAAAATGAAAATACGAGGGAAGCGGTTCCGAATTTAAAAATCTAGGCCATATGAAATTCTGTTTGTTTTCCTTTATTTTCAAGAACACGATCCAACACACGTTCTGCGAACGCGTTACGTTTCTCGGCAGTTACATCAGCCAGATCCCCTCCTTTATACTTTTTAGGAACATTGCTAATAAAAGGAAAGAAGCGAGAATGATGGTTTAATTCGGCTGTGAGGTTATTTATTCCAAATGGTTGGCTTGCGAGGACGTCTGCTATTGAGACGATAATAAGAGCGTAAAAGAATGTAAACGGTTCATCTACCCCTACATGCGCGATGTATTCGTCTGGTGTTTTGGTGTCTTCGGGCCCCTGCCATCGCTGTACGTAGTTTCCTAATTCCCAATGTAGATCTACTATTTTAGCAATTACATAAATGTCATCTTGTTCAAAGCCCAATTCCCCCAGAAAGTTATATATGTTAAAATCGCCTACCTGTTCCATTGTTTTACTGAGTAATGGGAGCGGCCTTGTTCCTCTCACGTAGTCGCCTCCTATCTGTGGGTGTTCGGGGATTGAAAAGTAGATACAGTCGTGTTTGCGTTTGGTCACTTGTTGGTTATTGGGTGCCATTTTGCCTATATCGTGAATGAATGCGATAGCCGCTATTTTTTTCTGTATACTTATATCTGGGATGCCGTACTTGGGGGTGTTTAGGACGAGTTGTTCCGCGAATAGGAGACACCAAATAGAGTGTTCGAGGAGATTACCGGCGTGGAAGTTGATGTTAGTGGATTTGTAGTATGACATCTGCTCAAGAAACGTAGATATTTGTGGAGGCACGCCTTGATCCACTTGTGTTTTGAAGTGTTGCCAGTCTAACGGGTTTTTTAAGTTTCTCTTGAGCCATTTTAGTGGGTTACAGAACATGAATTCTAAATGGAAGTACTGTTGTTTCTTTTCTACTGGTGTATTTGCCGCGTATCCAGCGTAACCTTTTGGCATGTAGTTACAAAGCCAATCCGTGAATGGGAGATCAACGTCTCGGTAAGACCGTCTTTTTTTCCTTTCGATGCTTATATTTCCGAATTCGTTATCGGAGTAATCGACGTTGGTGTTTTCGAGATCGAACATGAATTTGAGTCGTTTTTTGTTTTCTTCCGGGACATTCGGGTCGTTCAGGAGTCTCCATATATTGAAGTTGTTGTCGAGGAGTAAGAAGACACAGTCTTCTTTGAATTCGTACACGTTAACACATTTGTCCCCGCATGTTTTTGTGAACTTGGGGTTCTGCAGCGAGTACGTCTTCGCCGTTTCTGGGGTGCCGAACCACCCGGGGGGGATGTTGAAGAATTTAGTTGTTTCGAACGCAACGCTTTGGGACGGTTGGTTAATGACATCCTGGATTAGTTTGTTTGTGTTGATGTGTGGGGGAGTCCCCATTTGATGGGGTTTGTAAAAATCTATACCGGCCGGGAACTCCACGTTCGCGTTTGCGAGAGCGCCTGACCCGTGGTACAGTTGCATACCTTTTGGGAACTTGACGACCTGATATTCTCCATCAAAGTAATAAGTACCACAAGAAAAATAATTCATAGGAATTGATGCACCTCCTAAATTAATAGAAATCTGACTACCTTTCTTCCAATCCCATAACGGAATCTTTGCACATGCCATTTTATTTATTGTAATTTAAATTCGTAACCTTAGGTTATGAATGTTTGTATTTTTCTATCTTTTCTAATTGATAATATTGAACAACCTGAAGTGGTTATTAGGGACCTCTAGTCTGTGCATGTTATACGTGATTCCTTCTTTTTCTCTTAGTTTAAGATACGTGTCAATGTTACTCTCCACGTCCCCCTCGTATAGGGTAATTCTGTCTTTGTAAACGGGGTAGATTTGTTCAAACTTGCACCGGGCGTTGTCGGTGTCGTCAAAGATCACCAGTTTAGTGATTGAGGCGTCTGCCAGGATTTCCTTGGCGCGATTAGTGTCAAGACCGACAAGGATGACGCGATTCTCTTTGGGATTAGAAATGATAACCATTTTAAAAATAAAGGATTACCTTTAGGCCAAATTTCTTCTTTAATGTAGTATCTTAGTAAAGTTGAAAATTACCTCAAAAAACATGGTGTTAAGTAAATACCATGTACTTAACACGTTTGGCAGCTGATGAGACTGAAGTCGATGAAAGATATATATCTTTCTTGGAATCATATATAACAACGGCAGATTCGCTGATAAAAGTTATCAAGGTGCTCAAGTGTAAGTTACAAACTGATAACTTAGAAGATTATTTCGAGCCATTGAGATCTTATATTTCTCAATATACAGTTAAAAGGTCTACTGTTTTGAAAACATCACACGTGTTTTGCGAGTGTTGTGATCTTTACACCCCTTCCTTTCTCGGTGTTTGGGTTCGTAACAATCCCGAATTATTTGATACCGAGGTGAACTTTTATTACCGCTTCATGAAACACTTCGGTACGCTCATTAAATCGGACGCAGCAGCGTACCCACTTGAGGAACTATATGTAAGCGAAGACACCCCACTGTCGGGTCAGACAAATCGTGAAAAACTGAAATTACTCAGCTCGGTTGTGAAATATTATGAATATATTGTAAATACCTAAAGTAAGTTATAAATGTCGATTAAAAGCGTAATGCACGCGACCACCCCAGTCGCTCTTAACGAGATGTTACGCTGAGTGGATTGTGCTCTGGTTTTGATGAAGCTTATGGCGTTTATTTTAGAGTAAGTACAAGCGAAGATAAGGGGTATAATCGGGATGTGTTGAAGCCAGTGCATTTGGTTTTTCCCCCCACTATTCTTTCTCAATACATGAATTGGACGCTCAATACAGATGAGAATAACGGTTTCGTGTTTGGACCCCATGGACACTCTCGTACAAGTATGATCACTGGGAGAGAGGGTATTACATATTTCACGCATGTAAGCCAAGACGATCTGCAACACATCGACTCCAAGAAAAGCGAGTTGGTTATTCCATGCGATGTCAACCTGTGTCACTTGCAACGCGTTATCGTGCCTCTCTCCGTCGTGCGGGAAGTAGACGATTTGGGGGTTCTGGACCAATACAAAAATTTGATCTCGTTAGGAGTTGATTTTGTGAGAAATGCATTTATGATCATAAAGTAATAGATAAAATGAGTCTGACTATCACTAAACAAATCGTTCAGCAACAACTGAAGAAGCAACCAGACGTCGACAAGGAGAACTCTTCCATCGAGTTATATTGCGCTGACTATAAGAACAAAAGTAGCGTACACCCAAGCACCAACACAAAGAGTTATGTTTTCAATGGAAACAAGCTCTTTTTCGAAGGATACCCTTACTCAATTGAGCTTGACCAAGCGGCTTTCGAGCCAGGTAGAGTAGAAGTCGCCGAGAGCGGGTTTGACTTTGCCAAGTGCAAGTTCTTTGAGGCACATGAGGGCACCTTGGTCAGGGTGTTTAACATCGATGGGAAGTGGTATACTTCTACGAACCGACGTCTGGACGCGTTCAACAGCAAATGGGCTGCAAAGACGACCACATTTGGTCTTCACTTTGCCGAGGCTGTTCAGTCTCTCATCGATGAAGATATCTTTGAGGACGACGAAGAAGAAAATATGGAGAAGAAGAAACAGAACGCCAGAGCATACCTGAACAACATGTATGAGGCGAATTTGGACAAGACCAAGAAATACATGTTCCTCCTCGAGCCATCGAAAGAGGAGCGTATCGTCTGTCTGACCACAAACCCCCGGTTTTTCAATATCGGCGTGTTCGACGCAAACAACAAACTATCTCTGGAGGAAGATGTCTTTTTCAATGACTGCGTCGTTGCAAAACCAAAGCATCAGGTGTTTAATGATGAGAGAGAGATGGTTTGGGCTTTGGATAATGTTAACATCGACCAGATCCAGGGCTTCATCGCGATTCAAAGCGAGGAGGGACGAGAAGACAAACACTTCAAGCTGCTCAATGGTAGATACAAGTATTTGTTTTCGATAAGAGGAAGCACCCCCAGTATCAGATTCAGATACCTGGAACTGGAACACATGAACACGACGATCAATCTACAAAAAGGGCTTAACCAACAAACCGTGATCAACACTGAGAAAATGTTGGATGATTTTTTCCAGCTGTATAATTTTAACCCGAGTTCTATTCGGAACTACATTTGGTGTAAAGTCGTCGACGACTTGTTTCAAAAATATCAAGAGATGTATGTCAAGAAGACCTTTATTGACCCAAACATCTCTATCAAAGTTAGCGATATGCTGAAGACCATTCATCTTTATTACAAAGAATCGGGCTTTACTCGACGCACTGACAGAACCAGAATCGCAGACATCTTGGCGTTCCAGAAGCCATCAATGCTCAACCAACTCATCGCGGAATATGAGAAGAAAGACAAAGACGCTCTTCGAGAAATTAAACTCACAAGCATGTAAAACCCAAACAGTATTACTTTTCGGCCATTTACCAACCAAAATTTTACCCCTCGGGGTAACATTTTACCAAAAGATGAGATGAAATGAAATATAAAGATAAGAGATCCTTATATTAGAAAATGTATTACACTGTTAGTCAATTGCTTAACAACCCAAGGAGGTTGGTGTACCTCAACGACGAGTACATGCAAGAAATCTTCAAGTTCAAAGACCACGACATTCAATTCCTGAAACTATTCTGGCAAACAGAATTTGACGAGACGTGGATCTTACTAGACGAACCTTTCATAGAGACGTGGTTAATTCACGATACCAATCTCAATTTAAACCAACTTTATCAACATGTTTTGTTTACAATGTTCCACAAAGAAGCCGATTATTGTCTGTCTCTAGAAGCCAATCCCGAAAGCATGTACATGGTGAAAGGGCATTGTCTGAAGGACCTCTGCATCATCTGCAATAAGATCTTCAGAGATTTCTTTATTCGTCTTGCCCGTGTAGCACACATGCTCGTGTTAACTAAATCAATCGAAAACAACTCAACCGAGCTCAAATTAAGCAAAACAACTAGACAACTAGACGTCTTAACCCAAAAGACCGACAACTTGACCTTCATCGTCGAAGACATTCTAGGAGAACGAGTAGACGAGATCGCAAGAGCCGTTATTCAAGATAACGACAGATGCGATGAAGTTGTAAATCTAATTAAACTCCCATCATTTGTTCCAAGCAGTTTAACGCCCGTCCATGTACGTAACGCCGGGTACATCGTAATCAGGTGTCTCCGCAAAAACTATGAAAAACATTTACACAAAATTGAAAGATACGGTAAGGATGGACTACTACTAGTGGAGGAAATGTTTGATACACCGTTGATAACAAATGGAATAAATATCGTAAAAGAACTCAAAATCAAAGGTGTAAAGACTCATAAGACAAATGGGGTATCTCACGATAATCATCTTAATCTTTCCGAAATAATCAAAGAGATTCTCAAAGATAATATCAATAAATAGATTAAAATTGTTTCTATAGCAAAGATCTGGACCTATAATTTCAGATGAGATTTCCTTCTATAACCCATGGGTTATAGAATTTGAGTAATGAACGAAATTAAGGCAACTGCATACGATCCCCGTGAGTCAAAGATGGTTATTTTTGACTAGATGTTATATATTTAAGAATTTCTTCTCCTGTTTTCCTGCTATACTTATTATAAGTAGTGAAATCAAAGCATTCATTATCGTAGTTCATGTTTAATATAATTTTCTCACCTTTATGATTGAAGTAAACATTATCCCATATATCGTTCCAAGCTTTTATATTTGTGATAGTATCGATATTTAACTTCCCTAGATGGAAATCCCCAAAATCTTCAATATAAAACTGTTGGGGGTCGTCGTATTTAGCTAATCTCCAATGATGCCCCATTGCATTCCCGTACCCCACGAGCTCGAACGGACACGTCGCCTTCAGATGCTCCTCGTCGCACTCTTGAGGAATCGCATTTCTAAGTAACTCGCACAATAACCCCTTTAGATTCATATTTTTAAGTGTTTTCCATGTTTATATATCATTTCTACTAAACTGCCATGAATCTCTGCACATATCTTCAAGGGTTTTTGATGGCTCCCACCTCAGCTCGCTCTGGGCTTTTCCAAAATCGCATACAAGTTTATCCACATCCCCTTTCCGCCTGTCTTTATCTTCGTGAGTTACTTTAATGTTATTAACGGATGAATATGTATCTAAAATTTCTCTCACGCTGTATCCTCTACCCGTCCCCAAATTAAAAGGAAAGAACCCGCAGTACGACGAATATGCGTACTTGATCGCATCGGAGTGCCCCTTCGCTAGGTCTGAGATGTGTATGTAATCGCGAACTGCTGTGCCGTCCGGTGTGCCGAAGTCGGTCCCAAACACGGACACTTGTTTATTTTGTTTTGCGTATTTGGCTATCAAGGGGAAGAGGTTGTTTGGATGTCCTTTCGGTGATTCACCCAGAAGATGAGATGGGTGAGAACCGCACGGGTTAAAATATCGGAGAACCACCACGCTAAGCGTATCGTTACACGCGACGAGATCCTTGAGCATTTCTTCTATTGTGTTTTTTGTTTTTCCGTAAGGGTTTGTTATGTTTTGTCCTGTTGGATGATCTTCATTCAGCGGGAAATACTGAGGAACCCCGTACACGGTTGCGCTGCTACTGAAGATAATCTTGTCGACGTTGTAGCGTAGAGCGGTTGAGAAGACATTGCAAGCCGTGGTTATATTTTCATGATAATACAATAACGGATTCGTGATAGACTCCGCCACCGCCTTCTTCCCTGATAGATGCAAAAGAACGTCTATTGTGTTTTCTCTGAAGATTGTTTCTAAAGATGGTTTATCCATTAAATCTGTTTTATAGAATTTGTAGGTGTGATCGTCGTCCCCTCCCAGTAAAACTATCTGGTTGTTAACATCATACGAGTTGTCAAAATTGTCTACCCCCACCACCTCATGGCCTTCTCTGAGAAGTTCAACCGCACAATGGGACCCTATAAAACCGGTAACGCCTGTAATTAATACTTTCATTTATTTAGTAATGTAATAACCATAACTCTAGTTATACTCTAGTTATACTCTAGTGAACGTTAATGAAGTTCTATATTTTCGAGTAATGGTTGTTTTTGTCTTCCTATTTTGAATCCTTTTGAGTCCATTGGTGCGAACAGTACAACCCCTATGATCACCAATGCTACGCCGATGACGGGTATGATCATCCACCATTTGAGGGTGAATGGGTCTGTTTGTGTTTCTTCAATTTTGAATAGTTGGCGTACTTTGAGAGGTGTTGATTCATAGAAATCGTCATCGTGTTCACGTGTAATATCTGCTAGTTTTGTTTGACTGATCTCGGTGGGCATTACCTCTATAGGTGCTTGTGTTGCTTTGAGTAAGATAATTCCGCCAAGGCCTGTTGTTCTTCCTACTGAGAACAGTGAATCTATTTGTCCTCCTGCTGTGTTGAAGGGGTACATGGCTATTTTGAAGTAGCCTCCATTTCCCGCGAATCGTCCATACGAATTCCGACAGTGCCAATATGGAACATCTCCTCGTTTGTCTTTTGAATATTCTATGTTTTTGGCAATCCCCCACCCCATTACCGATATAGCGTGAAATCCTTTAATAACCCCGACGAGAGTCTTCCATTTCATGGACATCATTCCAGACGTGTAGTCGCCGTTTTCAAAGTAGACCCCTCCGTTTAGCGTGTTGCCGTAAATGAGAAACTTATTAAAACTAGGATATACAGCGAATGAGCCAATAACGGGTCCGTATTGTAGAATATGGCGCTTGACCATGACTTTATACACCTGTCTGAATCTACCGCCGTTATGAATCAGCTGTCCGGGTGAATCGAATTTGTATTTATATTTCTTTGTTTTGTCGAAGTAGCAGCCGCACGTGCTTGGGACGTTGGCGTTTAGTTTGTCTAAATACCCAACATTGAATTCGTCTTTTCCTTTCCTGTTCGTGCACCACTCTTTATCTTCGGAACACCACGAGTAATCTATACAAGTCTGGTCCATTGCCCCCGTAAGAGATAACGCTCTTGATATCTGGCCTGGGTTACCACCGTTACAGGGTTTCCCACTAACAAAGCATGCCATGATTGAAGTCGTGGATACATTTGGGGCCCACGACACGGCTCCCGATACTACATGGCAATCTGATAACACCTGGGCGAGCGTGACTGCATAGCAAGACCCACAAAGATATTGGTCTCGAACGCCGTCAATGAGTTTCTTCTTGGTTAAAACATCTGGAGTGTCTTTGTCTGTTGGTTTGGCCCACGAAAAGTTTTCAGGTAGTTTTGCTGTACCGCTCTTGTATGTGAATGAGTAGATGTTCAGAAGGTCGCGTGGGATGACCGCCTCGTCAATGAAGTTCAGATTTCGTATATCTGAGTTGTATGGAGGGATGTAAATATATTTAGGTTTTCTATCTGTTTGACCGGTGGAAATAAGATACTCATCTGTTTCCTCGTATACATCCACTGTTTGATTATTTCGGATCCTTTCATATGTATCCATTTTGAATTTATTTTATAAATCTAAATCATTAAATTCTTGGCAGGGCTCCAGAAAACTTACGTATGAAAAGGGTAAGGGGGTGTGTCTTACAAACTGTAAAAACTATCTTTGTTAACACAAAATGGCTGATTTAAAACATCCTATTGGGTATCTCGAGCGGACAGACTTCTCAGATACTGGTGATTTGATTGGTCAACTCGGAGGTAAACCCGTACTTGTAATGATTCAGACTGGTTATTGTGGTGGCTGCAAAGTCGCCAAGCCTGATTTTCAGAAAGTTGCTAACGACGGCGCGATCACGTGCATGACTATCCAATTAGACGGAGATAGACAGAGCGAGAAAGACATCCAAGAGGTTATCAATAACATCTACCCCAATCTCGAAACCGTCCCTAATTACGTTCTTTACGTTAACGGTAACCAAAAGATCCCCTACAAAGGAGACGATCGATCATTCTCGTCCCTTAAACAATTTATTCAACAATATGTTTAATAACAATATGTTGACACAGATATATCAATTACTGTTAATTTCTAAAATGACTTAAGGATAAGGAATCTAAGATATAGATAGGCTAAGGTAGTTCCTCAAAATATGATGGTTCTAATTACTACCCGCATATCTATTCAAAAGGCAAAAACGGTTCCTATAATTTATGATCAAATTACTGTTCGCTTTTTGAAAATCATCCTTTGTAACATTGATGTTACAAAATTATTGAATTTACATTACAAAAACCTAAGTGAAATTAAAACCATATGTATACCACTGAATTTATAAGAGCGTCGTTCAAGTTGTTGAACGCAATTCCTGTCGAGACCAAAACGATGGGGGTTAATAAGAAGTTGCTGGCTCATGGGTACGTTGCTCCTCATGGAATATCTTCCGAGGTAGAGCAAGTCCTCATTGCCGAGGCTATCACGTTAAACAAGACTTTCTACGGGGCTTGGCGCGATGTCCTGAACAAGACTCGTGAAGACATAGCGATGGACCAACTTTATCATTACTTCACGACGGCTATCAATGATATTTTTAAAACAAATACAGTTATCATTCCTAACGAGAAATTCGGACTTACTAAACAAATGACAATCCCTCTCAACGTTATCCAAGGTCTCACCGGAAACGAAATTAAAAACAAAGCACGAGATATGATTTACAAAAAAGTAGCTTTAAAAGAAAGCACTATAAATGATATTTTTACTATCATTTCCCCATCCGACGTTGATGTTGAGCGGGTTCAAAACAGAGATAGTAGAATTTATATTTACATCAAACACAATATTGTCCCTAAAGATGGCATCAACATATTGAGGTGCGCAGTCTATGACCTCACAGGAGATCTCACAGTCATAAAAAATAAAGAATTGTATGAAAAGATCATCAAAAGTAAAGGAGACGTCGTTAAGTGGCTGAAAGGGAACGAGAAACCACTCGCGTCTGTGTTTAACAGATTTAAACCAATCTTTATGAGTTTCAAAGAACATACAGAGGCTAAACCGTACATTAATAAGATTAGTAAGTTGTCTAAGCACCACCACAAACCTCTTGAGAGACAAACGTATGAACCTTCGTCTGGATATGAGGTCGTACGACATCTTAAGTTTATCATCCAAAATAAACAACCTAAGGTGTACCAAGTAAGAAACGGTAAAATGTGGTGTACACGAGACAGGACTGAAGATATTACAAAATATACCAATGCCCTGAAAATCCTACTCCCTGATGCCTTTATTCAATCTCCAAACACCAGACTGGCACTCCCCACTTCTGAGAAGAACTTCGTGGACGCGTTTCCGATGGGCACGCAGTTCACGGACCACTCTCTTATCGTGGGTATTAACTGGAGCAATCAAGATGGGCGCAGAGTGGATCTCGATTTAAGTGCGGTAAGTATGAAGGGGAAGATTGGATGGAATAACGATTTTTTCAATAACGAGAAGGATGTTGTGTTTTCCGGCGATGTCGTAGACGCGCCTAATGGGGCCAACGAGTATCTACTTTTCAAGAACGTATCATACCCTCATGCTGTTCTTGTAAATAGATATACAAATCACGTAGATGATGTTGCTATGAATATTATAGTTGCCACGGGAGATACGCTCTCACAGGAAATGATCGCAGACGAAAACATCATCGCAACAGCAGCAACTGTTTGCTCAGAAAAACAGAAAACACTCGGTGTCGTGTACCCAACAAAAGAAGGACCCAGGTTTGTTCTCATTGACAAGTGTCTTGGTAGTAAAATATCAGTCAGCTCGTGGACCAGTGACTCCCAGATCATGATTGAGTCATTCATGAACAACTACATATACATGGATCAATACGCAACCCCTCAAACGATCGAGGAAACAACAGGACAATTAGACCTCACCAATAAAGTAATTTCAAAAAATACCATGTTAACTATTTTTAAGTAGGTTTAGTTCGATGTTTCGTTACTCTACGGAGTAATGAAATAAGATTGTTTTTAGTAACTACGATAGTTTTCTTTACCGCTCATAAGCCAAGCGATGATGATCACGATTAAGATAACTGAGATGACGATGACCCATGGGTTTTTAAAATAGTTTTGAATATTTTCCATGACACCTGCGTACATTTCGCTCCCGTCATATCCATGAGGGAGTAGTGGGGCTCTTACATTTTGCACGTTATGTTGGGGTTGAGGGTATGAACCCTGATCATATGGACTGTCTTTGTAGTACATTTTGGTATACCAAAGAAAAAAAATAGAAATTAGAATTGTGTTAATACGACAAGCAACACAACGAGTAGGATTGTAATTGCAAATAATTCGTATTTATAACGTAAAGCAAAATCGTAAAATGTCTTATCTGAGGAAGGTGCCGGACCTCCGTTAGGATCTCCCGTCGGAGGTTTTGGAGGTTCGGGTTTAGACGGGTCTGATGGTTTGCTATCGAATTTACACACTATATCGTTTTGGACATGGTCGATGGAGACGTTCCCGTCCTCTACGATGTCAAACAATACCTGACACAATTTGTCGGGACATGTCGGGTTAACGAGATGTGAAGGAACCAGGTATTTGCCAGACCGATTCGCACACGACGAATACCAACACCCGTCATTTATAGAATGAGCTCCCTTCATCGCTTGGTAAGACGTAGAACCGGCTCTGTTGATACATTTACAATCTTCGGTATTATGTCTCAGACAATAATTTTGCATTGTCGCGTTCTGGATATGGGTGGGTTGTGATTCAAACCACATCCTACACTCGTTCCCCCCTTCGCCTATAGATTTTAGACGACTACACTCCTTCATGCCCTTCGGACAGGTATTTACCTTTTGGGTGCAGTACTTAGATTCTATATCGTTGTTCTCCCCAAACTTGTCTTTATAAGCAAGCACTTGAGCACGAGTGTCTATCTTATCCAAGTTATAAATACATTTCAAATTAGGGGCTGTTTTATCCCACCCATAGTAAATCAGGGGGTCTTGCCCTTTGGAACTACGCCCGACTTCGCACTCGTCTCTATCCGGGTGCGTGCATCTCGGCTGCGACGTGCAGAAACCCCCGCAGCAGGCGTCGGAGCCCACTTGCCAGTCTCTGACGTTGTGCGTCATGTGGCACGGCACCCGGGCGCTGAACGCGGAGCAATGGAAACATCGACAGTCTCCAGGTTGATACTGATGTTTTTGACTCGTTTGGACTGTACGTCCTACTACGTGTTCTCCCATGTTTTTATGATAAGGGGAAAAGAAACTAAAATAATGTTTCGATCACCTCACCTCAATACAAGGAGGAACAACACGATCAAGATAATGATAAGTATAAAGATAGGTACATTGCTTGGTGTCTTGAAGTCGATGAAGTTCTCAACAACTTCGTCGTACGGCATGACACGGAGAGAGTAGTTACTCAAATTACTTCTACTACTATTATGATCTTCAGTCATTTTTTCTAGTCAATATTTTATTGAATGTAAGTGTTTGGCAAGGTAGTGAAATTAGTGGCATAAAGATGATACAGTAAACCAAAAATGGATGAATTCAAAAATAAGGTATTGGAGTTCATAAATGAATTACTGGCTCTGTTTGAAGACAAAAACAAAATAGTGTATAGACGTCTCATTCATTACCATCATCAGGTACAAAACAGATTAGACGAAAACGATCTGTACGTGTTGGCTATGCGTTTCGTATCACAGCATCATGTCCATGAAATGACCTCGACACGCAACCATAAGATAATGAAAAACACACCCATGGAACTGGACGTCGAACTACTATGGGAGTCATGCACCCCCCAAAATAAATCAGTCATATGGAAGTGGGTAGACGTCATTATGGAAACGTTAAATCCTCTAATACAAGATTTCTAGTTTATTACCCCTAGGGGTAATAAAGATACAAACTAACTTATGCTTCCTCTTTCACATCGTCCAATACAACCAATGGGTCATTCATATATTTCATGAAACCTTCTGGATCTTTATCGTCAGGGATGTGTGCTGCCTTACGTCCGGCCATGTATTTTTCTAGATATTTTTGCTCGTATTCCGGATGTCTCTCCTTCATATCTACCAGCCACTTAACGCATTGTTTTTCGTTTTCGATACACTCTGCGTGCTTCTGGACGTGCTGCGTGATCGAGTATCTGAGATGAGCCAGCTTCACGCGTTGGGCGATGTAGTTATCTTCGTCATCTGCGTTGGGGTCCTTCTCTGCGTTTCGCATAAGCTCCTCCTCGCGTCTCTTGATCTCGTCCATCTCCTTTTGGTCCTTCTGGCGTTGCTTGCGCACGTTCTGAGCAATGGTGTGCTCAGTTTGCTGCTGGAGATCCACCTCGCTGACCTCTTCGGCCATCCCGTCTGTAACGAGGGGAAACGGCACGCCCACGATGCACGTGAACACGGAGTTGGCGGAATCTACGTCCCTCACGATTTCCTCTGCACGGCTCTCGGCTTCCTGCTGTGTCGTGTAAGCGCCCCTAATCTTTCCAACCCCCTTCACGATCTGAGGACGAGCCTGGAGATCTTCCAGTTGGGTCTTGAATTTAGGCTTCAGAGTAGGTTTAATAAGTTTAAGAAAGTTAACCAGATCATTATCTGGGTATTCGATATATGAGAAAAGTGCAAACTTGGGCTCTCCTGCTCTCGGGGGGTCTACGAATCGTCTGTTGATGATGGGGAACTCGTCCACTCTCTTCACCAAGGCGTCCTTCGCGGCTGCGACCTGCGTCGCGCCCAGGGACGGCTCGTTGGTAGGGTGAGAGGGGGCAAATGTATTTTGAGTACTCATTTTGTTCTTGGAAGATAATACATAACCCAATACTCTTCTAAAAAAGACTTCTGCAGTTGCTTGGGAGCGACAGAAAGAACCAACTCATCGGGACTCCATGAATATTTTACATGTTCATCTGAGTTGTTGAGTATGGAAAGAGACCTGGGAATAGTTAACCCGTTATTCATATGACCTGAGAAGCGTCATATGAATGAAGTTTGTGTTGATGGCAAATATGCATATAAATTCCTTGTGTTTCCTCGTTATTAGTTTACATTGTCTTACAAAAGTTAATAACTTTGAGAGAGAAAAATCAACTTATTTTCGCACAGAAAATGGTTTTCAATTTATTCATATTTTCTGCTTCCAGATCGTCAAACACGTGATGCATATTTTCTTCGAAAGTTGTTAGGAAAGATGGTTGTTGTACAGATACATTATAATGCATTACATGGTTGAAGAAATCGTATTCCGTAGGGATGAGGGGGGATTTTTGCCTCAAAACCACTATCAAAAACTGATGGAATACGGATTTATTGCTCACGAAAGCCAGGTTTCTCATCATGTTCAAGAACGCGTCGTAATGTTTATTGTGCGATGCCATCCAGAACCCCTGTTTAAACGCGTTGGAGCCATAGTACTCGCCGTAAAAAGTTCTGAAGATCTTTATCAGGTATGAAGTCATTGTGGCTATCATATTGTCTGTAAACATCAATAATTTGTTATCCAAAACCCAAAGCCTTACTCCGTCGGCGTTGATGGCTTTCAGAACATAGAACGCCCAGGGGGGGGGCGACGACGGTGGATGTGGCGCGAGGTACCCAATTGGGTTATTTCTGTATGGGCCAACGAGTCCATGTTCAACGACTACATCTAAAGGAGCGCAGAGGAGCGATGGTACACAGCAATGTTTAACGATGTCCTCGAAATCGAAGGGTCGTAGTTCTGGCGGTTTCAGATACGATCTGAGTTCAAGTTCTCTAATTAATCTGATTTCGTCGTCGGCGGGCAACGGTCCTTGTGTTTTTTGGAGGCACCCCTGATACAGTGAGAATCTCGAGTCGGTGACTGAGAGATGGGATATGATATTTTTGTAAGGTTTCCCCGCCTTGCGCAGTGCCAGAATGTTGTTATGCAATAGGTTCTTGTACTCGCACACATCCATTACCCCTAATAAAGAATTTCTGATCGTTGTTAGAGTTACCCATATTTCTTGATCGTTTTCAGTTTCTTCTTCTGTACAAATTTCTTCTAATATAACATCAACAAGTTCAACACATGTTGTTTTAAAGTCGTCAAGCGTGTTATTATCGATATTGAGAGATATGCATGTGTTTATGTTTGATAGCTCTTGTTTGATTAATGACATCGTTATATCGGCCAGGTGTTTGCATTGTTGTTGAACATATTGTTGGTGATATTGTATCTTGTCAGCCTCGGTCACGGTAGTTGGTGCATTTCGGAACCCTTTGGGGATATGAGTCGTATCGATCTTACAATCGTCGCCCCCCCCAAAAAACATATTTAAGATGCTCCCTGTGGTGTTGGGTTCTTTCCCCTCCAGAATAGATTTTTTCTTTATAAGACCCAACAAGGTGCCTATTTTAATTATATCCATGTCCACTATGTCAACCGGGATCCCTGTTGCTTTTGAGGATGCTTCTCGACGGGTTCGCGTTTTCTCTTCGGTTTCTTTCCTAAACTTCATCTCCTCGTCGAGTTTACGAAGTTTCTCTTTTTGTTCTTTAGTTAATTTTAAAGACATCTTTGTTTAGGTTGTATGTTGTTTAACTCTACATAAGCCGCGAAAATCCGTTAGATTCTATTATCTTACTAAAAATGGATATCTGCGATCAATGGAAACAAAACAGAACGGTCAATCCAAGAACAAACAGGAAGATAAAACCTTCAGGGAAGGTATACAAAGATTTACAGGTAGAGTGCGCCGATGTGTCAAGAAGACCCGCCAGGCGCTTGCACTACTCTCCCAAATGCCTCAAGTGGCGCAGCGAACCCACCATAAACCCAGACACAAACCGAAAAATTAAGGCAGGAGGACCAACTTATAAAAAATTAGAGGAAGAGTGTGGGGAAATTGGTCCAATCGCAAGCATCCCAGTGCCTAAAACAGATATTGATCTTCCCGATTTGGACGAGTGCGCCGAGTGGAAGCAAACCCCCCGAAGGAATCCCAGGACGAGGAGAGCAATTAGCCCCCAGGGTAAGGTGTACAAGTGGTACCAGAAGAACTGCGACGCTTCCGCAGACGCCCCCACCATAGGACGCTTCGTAGACGACTCTTGGTTCACCCAGCGCCTAAAAACCGGCACGCGGATTAATAATAACCTCAGGTCTATAAGCGCCGACCAATGGGATATGTGCATGACAGGGTCAAGAGCTCCCAAATTCAGAGATAACTTTTCGGTAGTCATTGAGATAGGAAAAGGATCCTTTGGTCAAGTCTACAGGGCGATTCTAGATAAGGACAGTTTGGTAGTTAAGGAAGCATATCTGAGACCAGGAGAGATGAGAATTCTGAAACAGGCAACCGGAAAAAACGAGAAATGGGAACTCATCAAGAAGAACTCGTATCCTTACGAAAATAGGATCCTAGACCTTGTCAATCAACTCCTCATTAGTCGACGGTGTCCCAATTTCGTATACGTGTATAACATGGCGATGTGCGATGGGTGTAAAGTGGAACGACTTTTCGATAAAGGCAACCCAGCCTCAGGCTCTTGCTACGTGACATTCATGGAAGCGGCAGACACAGACTTGGACCATGTGGATTTCAGGACTTACGACGAACAGCTCAGTATCTTATATCAACTACTAATCGCTGTATACGCAATTCATCATTATTACTCCATTTGGCACAGAGATATAAAATCCTCAAACGTATTTGTGAAGATGATCAAACCTGGCGGTTACTTCGAATATGTAATAAAAGGTAAATCTTACTTCGTGAAAAACACAGGCGTCGTCGTCTACTTGGCAGATTTTGGGGTATCAGAGGTTTTGTCGCCGCTATACGCGTTCAATAACTACTACGGATCTAGAAGCGCAGAAGTGATGGACAACGGAACCGAGTTATACTGGAAACCTATATCGTTATACAGACGACCAGGAATCGACTGGCTAAATAGAAAGGAGAATAAGTTGGTGATAGGTACTCGTAATGTAATTACAGATCCGAAGATCACAAGCAGTGTCCCCATAAATCTCAACAACAGTTACAAGTTTCCTCCATTCGAGTTCTACGACGATATACAAGACGTCATCCGTATATTTGTAGGAGGCAAACAAGCCGCCCAACCAGGCAACCATAAAGGATTAAAACATCTAAACAAAAATCTGAAAGATCTTCTCACAGCGACAAACGCGTACACGAGAACCATCGCGTCGGTATACACCATCCACGACACCGTCAAGTACATATTGGCCGAGCAGATGCTTGAGGAACTATACCAGAAACCCGCAACGCCGCCCGCCTCGATAGTAGATCGGTTTGTGATGTAGCGTCCGTAGGAAAATGCCGGAAACGAAACCGAAAACGCTCGAAGCGGGGGTCGATGAAGCAGGGCGAGGGCCGCTCGCGGGGAGTGTTATTGCCGCCGCCGTGATCTTGGACCCAGGGGCCCCGATCGTCGGGCTGGCCGATTCTAAGACGCTGTCGGAGAAGAAAAGAGGCAGGCTGAGTCTGGAGATAAAGGAGAAAGCGGTTGCGTGGGCCATAGGGGAAGCCACTCATAAAGAAATCGACGAGTCAAATATACTTCAAGCGTCTTTGTTGGCTATGAAAAGAGCTGTTGATAACTTAGACGTCACGCCCACCAATGTGCTCGTGGACGGCAACGCCAAACCCGCGATGGGCATACCGTGCGTCGCCATCGTACGAGGAGACGCCACCGAGCCCGCCATCAGCGCCGCGTCCATCGTGGCGAAAGTACATAGAGACGCCCAAATGGTAGCGCTCCACGAAATACACCCCCAGTACGGGTTCGATAAACACAAAGGTTACCCAACAAAACATCACATGGAAATGTTAAAACTTTATGGGCCGATCGAGTATCATAGGAAGACGTACAAACCTGTAGCGGTCTTACTTGGGTGATATATTGTCCACCACCGACAGATCTTGTAAAAATTATCTTCGGTATCTTAAAAATGACGACTACTGGATCAAATATCACTAGTGGATTTATTGATCTCGCAACTTTCGACGAGATCGAAAAATATCAATACGGTTCCAATCAGGCTTTTGCGTATTTCGTCCGAGAGACCCGCAAATCAACCTGGTTCACGCAGGTACCGGTCATCCTATCCCGCTCCTCGGGTGCAGCAGGCTTCAACCAGGAA